AAAATTGTGTGTTTATGTAATGTTTATGCAAATTTTTGAAATTTTGAGTCCAGTCCTCACCGAATTGATTCTCGATCTGGATAAGTGTTTGGCGGAGGCATGGGCCGTATTGGTCAAGTTAATGGTGATTGTGGATGTATGGGCTATTGGCAAGTTGTCTTTATTGACGATTGTCATTGTCTATTTGTCCATATTTATCGTTTTGTTGATCGGTTGGGTCTGTGGCTTTATCCGCGATATGCTTGTCTGGTTATTGCAGGGTCTACTCAGTGGGTTTTGGAAACTCATAGCTTCTTGCCTTGATTATGCCGTCGTTACTCCTTTGGCTATTTTATGGTGCCATCGGAAAACGGTTAAGGTTGATTATGAACCCACTGGTTATGGCCAGTTGAAGGATTATCAAATAATCAATGGGAAAATCGTGTTAGTAGTTAGTGTGCAGGGGCGCCTTATACACGTTCCCGTTACAATGTCCAGACTTGGCCTCCTCCCTTTATTGGGGGAGCGTAAAGAAGAGGCTGCCATGCCCAACTCAGAGATGCAAGTCTCGGACTTGGGTAAGGGAGCATTCCTCTTATACTCGGGAGACCAATATATTGGCGTTGGATCACGGTTTAGTGTTAAGGGGGCCATATACGTCGCCACAGCCAAGCATGTGGGTGATAAACTTAACATGTTTGGCAAGCCACGTGCGCAATGGCGTCAGCATGTCATCGAATTACCTACATTGGAGAAAGTGATGGAGTCTGTTGAGTTGGATTTCGTTATTTTTAAAGATGTTTTAGCACTTCGTGTGCTGGGTGGTGGAGTGGCTGTTGGTAAGTCGTTCACACGTGGTATGGCGCGTATTACTGGTTCTCCTGACGGGAAGGGGACCTATGTTTCAGTGGGGGTGGTTGGCTTTGGAGCTCACCAACTCGAATTGTTGCATGGATCCTCTACTATGTCAGGTTGGTCTGGCGCACCAATTTATAATGCGTCTGGTAATGTGGTTGGCCTCCATTGTGGTTTTGACCAGAATAGAGGTATGAACTATGGAGTTCCAGTGGTTGATATTTTGGCGCACGCACTTATTAAGAACCGTGCTAGCATTTTGGGTGTTCATCGGGAATCATGGGATGAGGACTATGAACAAGCCGATGTCAAGTGGGGTTCTAATTCGGGCGAACGCCCTATGTCAACTTCTGTCAAGTTCTACTCCTTCAAGGGTGACCGTAAGACCTATGACTGGACCGTAATGGCCGGGTCGGAGGGCGTGCGGTGGTCTGATGAAGAAGTGGATGAGATTGATTGGACTGAACTTCCTAAGTTTCAGGAGGATGCCGTTTCGGGTTTTATCAAGGGAACGGCAAGCCCCTCGAAGAAGGCCGACCGGGTTATCGGTTCGACTGGGTCTTCAGATCAATCAAGCAGTTACGAGAAGTGTGCCTCCAAGGATTTAGGGTCCCACTCTGCCCCCCCGACCTCAACAGTCTCAAAGATCTCGGACAGTACCGGTTTAACCCGGAACCAGAGGAGAAACTTGCGAAGGAAGTTGAAGAAGTCGAGGAACGCAGTGGAGGTTTCCTTAAATTTGTTGGATGGTATAAAGGAACCCCAGGAGGAGGAGCTTCAGATATGCGGACGCGAGAAGGAATCTACGATTTCTTTCCAGAACTCAAAGATTTCGGATGGCCGAAGCGAGCCCGTGAGGGACTGCTCCGATCCCTTGGGTACCACGGTTCCTTGCATAAACGGGATTCCGATTGTCGGAGACCGACCCCCGCACAGCGAACAGCAGCAATCAGTAAAGCGGTCAGTGAGTTTTGGACCGGCGTCTTGGCGAAAGCCGACGCCCTTCGAAAAACTGACGTTTATGACGACTGGTGCTCACAGGGTGGAGAGTTGGAGACCCGGACAAGAAGATTTATTCAAAGTTTGGCAAGATCGGGCCGTGGGGTACCCCGAGCGTTTCGAAATAGCATACGGGGAGAAACTTGCCGAAGTGGCAGCCCTCAAACGAGCGAGGAGGTTAGAAAATGCCTTCTTGAATCACGCGAGTGGCTTCAGTCAGGTTTAGAAGACGTTAATGGCGCACCCACACTCATTAGTGAATGTGTTAGGGCCATTGAGGCCTCTGATCCTGATACTTCAGCAGGTGCTCCGTTTAATGTGTATGCTGGTAAGAAGGAGACCTGGTTGGCGGATAGGCGAGGTCTATGTAAGTTGATTTTGGACAGACTTGAGGTGCTGTTGGGGGACGTCGTTGGTGTCACGCCGGTTGGGTTGGTGTCTTTAGGGGCATGCGACCCGGTCTATGTTTTCATCAAGGATGAGCCCCATAAGCGAGACAAGCTTGATAAAGAAAGGTATAGAATCATCAGCTGTGTGTCCATTTTGGACACGCTAGTTGAGCGAGTTCTATACACTCTACAAAACAAGACAGAGATCGATCATTGTGATTATATGTCGTTCAAGCCGGGGATGGGATTACACGATGAGGGGAAAATGACGTTGTTCGAATGGTTTAAACAGTGTGAGAGCCGGTTCGAGCCAGCATCTACGGATGTTTCAGCTTGGGATTGGTCCGTGCGCTCGTGGATGCTTGAGGATGATGCCATTTACCGGATTTGTGTTGCAGGCGGGGAGGACACCGGTTGGGCGAGATTGGTTATTAATCAACATTATTGTATTAGTAATAAAGTCTTCGTTTTACCGACCGGTGAAATGTTTGGGCAAACCGAAGGTGGTGTTTTACCATCCGGGTGCTTTAATACATCTTCAACCAATTCGCATATGCGCCACATGTTGGCGTCCCATGTCCAGTTAGTCTTGGACGATTTTACGGAATGGTCTCGTGGTGAAGGCGCGCAGATGGGTGACGATGCCGTGGAACGATACGTCGATGGAATGGATGATGAATATCGTAACCTCGGGTTTACGGTCAAGGGTGTCACGCGGTGTCCTACGGGAGTTTATTCCTTCTGTAGTACAACGTGGGACAATACTTGGGCTGGTGAACCCGAAGGTTGGCGTAAGACATTGTTCCGTTACCTTTCGAAGGATAAGACGCGATACGATGCACTCCTGCGTGATGCCCTCATCTACGACTTCCGCCACCTTAAAGGAAAGGAGGACCTGATAGCGCGAGTAGATGAGTTTGTTAGCAAACTCTGAGACTTGTTTACGATAAAGAGAACAACATGTCGCAACAACAAGTAGATCGAATTACCAAGAAAGTCCTCAATGGCACCATTACCCCAGCTGAAGCGGAGAGACGCCGTGCGCAAGCACGTTTGTCACGAGCCCAAGCTAGTGGCATGGTGCCTAGAGGCCCTCTGCCTAGACAGGGGAACCCACAACAGCAGGGCCCACGGGTCCCAGCTGGGTACAGGAGGGTAGTCGCGTGGCGCAACTGGGTAGATGCCGACCAGGACAACGTTTCAGTTGTCTGGACGGTCTGCCCAGCTGGGCCCGTTAGCTTCCCAACTGTGGCCCCCCTTGACCACATACTCAGTGAAGTATACATTGAGTTTATACCTGGGTCTTATGACCCGCAACTCTTGCGTGCGACACTGTCGTGTGGCCTATGGAGGTGGATACCTTCGGGTAATGTGTTGGTTGTTCCCGATGAGGAACCCGGCGCGAACCCCGCTCAGGCGGCTAATACCCCACATGATGGGACTATTAGGGAGTATCTAGGGGCCAAACATACCCTGCTGGAACCGATGGGCCAGCTATTGAAGTGGACCTTCAAACCCCGACCCGGTGACAGGGTTGATTCGTTGCAGAGGGAACAACAACCCTTGGTGTTGGTTGTTGATGCCCTAGCGGCAATTCTGCGCCCACCCTCGGGTGATCCTCTGGAAGAGATTCCGGAGTTTCTCCGGTATAGGGTGGGAGGGGCGTGGTATGTGAGGGATCGCCAGGGTCTCCTTGTTTAGTCAGTTAGGAGCCTGGGTGCTGGGGCTTCGTACCAGTGTGCGCTAGCTGTAGCGCTAAATTTAACAGCGGGGCTTTGAACACCTGACAAAATATACGCTTGAGGGGCGGTAACAATACTCCAATGTAGTGTAAAG